CTTAAGTCTTTCGTCTGATCCTGCCGCAAACGTCGGGGTGGTTGTTGTGCCACCTACGTTAATTCTTCCAACGTTAGTGTATGTGCTTCCCCCAGCAAATGATTTTTGGAACTGAATTATAGATGTTGATGTTCCAAGTTCTGTATTTAGCAGAGCCTGAGTTCCATTATCTCTTCTTACATAAAGAGGACCTTGTGTGGTGGAATTGTTGTATGCTTGCACAAGTGCACCTTCAACAACATATGTTCTTGCCAAAAGAGAAGTTCTGTATGTTCCAGCATAGTAGCCCTTGACAACCCAGTCGCCTCCTGATGTCTGCTCAATCCTACTGTCTGCTAAAGATGGACTTGATGATGTAAAAAAGTTAATTGTTGAAGTAGATCCAGTTGAAGCAAACATTGCTATGTTTGATCCCTCTGATAGAGTTAAGGCATCGTCTCCATCTGTTCCAATATAAATCTTTCCATTACCACGAATAACTGTTCCGCCAGTAGCAGAGGTAAGTGTATCGGTTCCAATAGTCCATCCGCCAATATTTCCAGTAGAACCAGTAATTGTTCCTTTAAACTGTGCAGATCCGTTTGAGTTAATTGCAACTGTTAGACCATTAGCGTCATAAGCCTTTAGGCCAGTAGAATCGATATCTATTCTTGACCCAGTTGTTCCAGTGTTAACCTTAACATTATTAAGATTGATCGTTCCAGTATTAATAATACCGCCACTAATAGTGGTAGTATTTTCACCACCTAAATGGTTTTTAACATCAGCCTTACCAACTTTTCCATCAAGGTCTGAGGTTTTAGCTACGTTTGAACCAGTTCCAACAACTGTAATTGTTCCACTAACCGTTACAGATCCGTCGGCTCCAACTGAGAAGTTTGGCCCCATATAAAGCTTTCCATCAGAATATAAACCTACTGTTTGCCCAGCTGTATTTGTAGTTGTTAAAGAGCTTGGATTAATTGTCCACCCACCAATAGTTCCACCCTGAGCAATTAATTGCCCAGTATTTGCATCAATCCTAACTAAAGCAGTGCCTCCAGTAGTTGCATTGTATCCGTATACACCAAGGCTTCCTATCTCTACTCTTCCTGTTGACCCAGTTGCTCTAATAGCCCCGCCATTTAATAAAAGATCTCCACCACTACTTAAGGTAACATTCCCAGTAAATGTAGAAGCTTGTGTAACATTCAATGATCCCTTTACCGAAAGCGTAGAGCCATTCCATGTTAGCTGATCCTTTAAGCTAAACTTACCCAAGGCATCAAAATAAAATGGTGTATTTGCATTGTTATATGTTCCAGTACCATAATATATAGCTGGGAGGGCTGCTGTTCCGTCAATTGTAATCTTATTTGCACCAGCGTCATCCCCTACAAAAAGTTTTCCAACAATTCCAGTATTTGTCTTAAGCCTATCAGCATCAATTGTATTTGTAATTAATTTGTCACCAACAATTGTAGTTGCTGCTATAAGGTCTCCGACAATAGTTCCGTCAGTAATAGATGTCTGTGCATTAATTTTTCCAGGAACTGCTGTAGCTACAGCAGACCATGATCCTATATTTCCAGATGAATCAATAGCACGAACACGAACATAGTATGTTGTTCCAGTTGTAAGTCCAGTAAACGAAGCTACAGTACCAGTAATTGTTCTATCTTGCGTTAATGGAGAAAATGTATTTGATGTTGAAAGTTGAAACTGGTATGTTCCACGTCCAAGGTCTACGTCGCCTTCAGTATTTCTATTCCAGTATGCAATAATATTATTGAATCCAGCAACTGCTACCAATCCAGAGGGTGCTGCTGGACCAGTTGTATCACCAGGAACTGTTGCTGTTACTGGTGTTGCTGGTATATATGCACTAGGGTTACTTCCATCCGTAGCATTTATTTGAAAATAATATGTTGTTCCAGATCTTAAATTAGTTATCCTTTTTGTTGTCTGGCCTTTTTCCATAAACTCATAGGCATCCCAAACTGTTGCTGATCTTCCATATCTAATATAATGACCTAACAAGTCTGCAGAAGATGATCCAGTCCAAGATACGTCCACATAACCAGTTGCACCACTTTTATCTGCTGGGTCATTGTATGCTAAAACTGTAAGTCCAGATGGTACTGATGGAGGTGTTGTATCTATATCAAGGGACAGTGCAGAAATTGAATTTGATGCTTCTGAAAATGCAGATACGTTTCCGCTTCTATCTACTCCAGTAAATTTAAATGTAAATGGACCAGTAACCCCATCTGGAGCCGAATATGTTATTCCGCCATTAATTGTAGCAATGGAGCCAAATTTAGTATACGCTCCACCTGTTGAAACATAAACATCAACTCTGTTAAAATCTATAGGTGTTTGGTAAAGAGACTCTACCCACTTTACAAATACCCCGCCCATAACAGCTTCTACAGTTGGCTTTGAAGGTACTGGTGGTGGAGTTGTATCTCCTAGAACAGTATAGTTAAATGCTCCAGACCAATCACCTATTCTTCCATCATTAGCTTTAGGTCTAAATCTAAACGCCCAAGTTCCTGGTGTTAGTCCAGATATCCTTTTCTTAGCTGGCATTAAATACTAAACCCCAATCTATACTCAACATCAAATGGGACCCCGCCTTCTACTACTAGCGGTGTTGTAAGTAATGATCTGCTAACTAGAACTGGCTTGTCAACATTTGAGTACTGATCAAATCTCATGGCATCCATTGTTACTGTTGTTGCGGAAGCACCAGAAGAAACTATTACTGATAGCTCTTGAGTGTTCTCAATGTTTGGATCTCCTACACGAGATAGTTGTGCAAAATTTATTGTTACTATGTTATATCCTAAAGATATGCTTGATGAAGGTATTGTGTACTGGAAATAGTTCAAACTATCCACAGACATTTTTACTCCAACTGAGCTTGGGATAGATCCAGATACATGGAAAGCAATCTTAATTTTATCTGATGAAATTAAATAATCTAGTGGGGTTGCTCCATACCAAGTAGATTGTTTTACTGATGATGATGGAACAACAAATTCTAGACCAGAATCACCGACTCGTAATCTTGGTGTGCCCTCTAAATCATTTGCGTGAAATGTAACGCCAGCAGATAATTCCCAAGACTCATAGTCCTGATCAAATGTTGCAAATATTTCCTGGTTATCATTTACATCGTTTAGGTCAGAAAGATTTACTCCGCCAGTTGTAGATAACCCAGCTTCGTAAACTACACCCTTAAATGTAGAAGGAAGAGTTGTTCTAAAAACTACTTGTGTTGGTGTTTGTGTGTAGTCTACAGTTTTAAACTGTACGGGTGTTGGAAACATTTCAAAACCAACAAACTCATCTGTTGCTGCTGGGGTTGATGACCCGCAGCCCAGCACTATTCTTGAACCATACTCAGAATTCTGTCTAGACAAATAATTAATTATTTGCTCTTTACCATTATTAGTAATAATATTTTTAGAGCGAGCAACCTCAATTCCGTCTCTATAAAAGACATACTCACCTTTAAGAGATTTTGATAAATTCAACGTCATAGTCGTCAGCTCCTTTTACATCAGATATAATTGCAGTAACATTTGCCAGGTATGTTCCATCCCCAGTAAATGAACCTTCTTGCTCAAATAGTACGGATGTTACGGATCCTAGTTTTTCTTCTGTCTCTTCTCCGTCATCCTCTTCTTCTTCAAACTCTCCAGATTTTCCAGTCTTACCCTTTGTCTTGCCAGACTCAGTTAAGATATTACCTTCTACACCTTCATACTCTATTGTTAGATAGCCAAACGGGTCTGTCTGGGACTTACCGCCTACAATTTCTACGTCTAGGTCGTCTGGGGCAAAGAGCTCTTCGTCGCTCTTTACCGTTCTATTTCCGTATGCTATCTTTTTATTGGTCATATTACTTCCTGAAGTCTTATATTGGTAGATATTCCACTACTAAAAGATTGACTTATACTAGTAATTATAAAGGAATGTGATGAATAAGACAAGCCTAAATCTGGATATGCTACGTCTACCGTATCCCCCAGCTGTAATAGAGGGTTGGTAAATATTTCTACATCAAGAATAATAGGATCATTAGTCTTACCAGCCTTTACGATAGCTGAGTTAGCCTTAATAAATTCGGCTATGTCTTTTGCCTGTGACTCAGCCTGAATCCATTCGCTATCTATTTCAAACTTCGAGTCGTCCCCGCTTGATTTAGATACTGTAGTCTTATACTCCTTTGGCTCAAACTTCTTTAGCGTATACCCAAGCAACTTAGGGTAGCCCGCTGCTGCGGTTCCTGGGAATGAACTTGATATATCTAATGGCTCATTAGTCTCGTTAGCCGCTGCAATCTTAGCTCTAAACGAATTTGATTCTAGGATTGTTGCCCCATATTGAGATACAGATGCACCAGCAGCAATCTTGATTGGAGATCCTGGAGGTTGAGTATAATCAAACTCTGCAATTCTGATCTCTCTTATATGTGGGTAAAACTCATAATAGTCGTAGTCATTCTCTAAACTATTTTTGCTTGGAACGCCCATACTTCCTGCAGCAATAACCTCTGTCATAAATCCACGGATAGAATCTGCAAAGAATGATCCGTCTTGTAAAGTTGACTCGTCGTTTGCTCCCCATGCTGCAAACTTAGAAAAGAATGCTGTGCTGTCTCCACGCACAAAACATCCAGCCATAGTAGTAGGAGCTAGAGGTGTCTTGTCTTCTACCTGAAGAACTAGTTGACCCATTATGTATAAATCAATCCAGTTTGTTCCGCCGCTCTTTATTCTAACAACCTGCATGTCATAATTTTGTTTTTCTACAAACGAAACGCTGTCTTTAAATATTGTATCGGCACCATCTCTTTTTGCACGACCAGCAGGAGCATCAGTAGATCCAAGTATTTCCATGGTTCCATTAGATTTGACCTTGTAAATCATTATGCTCTTGTTCTTGTCTGCCTTTTTATAAGATAAAGTTGTATCCTCTAACCCTAACTCAATAAAGTATCCTGTTTTGTTAGACTCATTGAAGTCAAAGAATATACCGCCGATGCTGTCTACATCCCCCACCTTTTCTGTAGGTTCTTGCTTGACAAACATCATGTTTGCCTCAAATCTCTTATAGTTATTCTTCTTTAGATTAACAGATCCTAGTTGAATATGGCTTCTTCTTTCATCTTGCTTTAGCTTATCTAATGAGCTAGCACCAGAGTCATTGTCTGTGCTTAACTTAAGTGCTCTATTGCCAATATCAAACTTAGGGGTTGATAAATTCTTTACTGCGGCAGACCCGCCAATTTTAAATTGCTTTAGCGTCCAGTCACCATTATCTACTGATACTGGATTATGTGCTTTAGCCGTAGTCATAAACTGCCCACGCTTAACATTTGTTAACTTACCATTATGAATGATTAAATTAATTCCTGGATCAGAGTTAACCAAAGACTGGTACTCTTCCATTGTAGCAATATTCTTTAGCTCTTCTCCACGACCATCTTTATATGTAATCTTAAACTGTGTGGCACCATAATAAATAATCTCTCCGTTAAGGTAAAAATATCCTGATAGTTGAGGCAAACCATAAAGCATCTTGTATACAGGCTCTTTGTTCTTTTCTAGTATCTGATATAGCTCTGGCTTTTGAATATCAATCTCTGTGGCAGTTGCAGATATAGCATATGCCAATGGTACCGCTCCTAGCACCCAAGACTTATCTGGTGCCCACAAAACTGTGGCGTAAGTAGATCCTCTAAACATTACAGACTCTTTAGACTTACCAGAACTTGCTAGGTTATATGTTGTAAGCAAATCATTTTGCGTCTCAAACGATCTTCTTGAATACTTTACGGTTAAAGATCCAATACGTGGTTTGGCAGATTGCCCTACGCTAATAATGTTTGGCACAAGGGTTCCATCCTGTGCATAGGTTAGCTTTTGCTCTACGCTTGCTGAATCTAACACAGACTTTCTTGACTTGAATACTGGTCTTCCATATTCGTCGAAATAAATAACGCATTGGTGTGATATGCAAAGTTGTTGCAATGCTTCCCAGAATGTTTGTTCTTTATTCATCCAGAATACTGGTACGCTATCTTTATCATCAGCATTAGCATCTAGGATAAGCTCATTTAGTCCAATACCATCAAAGGCTGTACGCATAAGTTTATTTAGAGAGTAGTTAAATCCAATAACCATATCTGGTGCTTGTGTTTGCTGAAGTATTTTTGCCATGTCATAACAGCTTGCAGTAGCAGTATCATTTGCAGATATCGACCATGAGTCCACAAAACCTGTAAACTGCGGGATATCAATACCATCAATAACTGAATATATTCTTACACCTACACGCTTGTCAACCATTCCATAATACTTAGCATCAGTCTTTTCATAGCTAAAGTTATTAAATGTGTTATCAAAATTTATTTCTGCCGAATTTGAACTGATTGTTCCTACTGGCAATACTTCATGATCTTCATATAAAGTCTTATTAACAGACCATGACACTACATCTTCGCTAATATCAATCTCTAATCTAGGAGACATTTCAATAATCTCAACTGGAACATATCCAACATTTACAGATTCTACTAACACCTTTATACCGCTTATGGTCTGGGTATTTGTAGATATGCTTGGTGCAGTATGCTTGGTAGTGCTCCAAGCTGTCGCACCACGGTATAGGATAAGACCACCATTTGTTATTGGGGTCGTAGAGGCATATGCTTCTACCCATGATCCAGCAACTCTTACAAAAATCTTATATGCCTGTGGAGTTGTGTGGAATGTCTCAAACTTAACAACGATCTTATTTACCTGTATGCTTCTGTCATATATTGCATAAATTGATTTGTTTACTGCAGTAGATGCTTGACCCTTACGGATATGAGCCCAGTATTTATACCCGTCGTCTTTTGATGCAAAGTAGTTTCTGGATGCGGCATTATGGTTATATGTTGTATTACCAGAGGTAGATCCAGCAATTGCTTTTACAACTCCGCCCACCTTTTGATTATTATGCACAGCATATTCGCTAGGCCTTACTAAACTAACTACTGATGTTAATGGGTACAGAGATTCGTAATATTTGTTGTATACCGTAGATGTCTCTAGAACTTTTAACTCAGACTTATCATTGTCCCACTCATATAGCTTTACGTCATCAATACCCATCTCTTGGATTCCTGCCGTAGCATTATAGTTCCATTCAAGCCACACCTTCTGGGATGGCTCTATATTATGAGACGTGTCAATCTTGGTCTTAATAGCTGGGAAATTTAACATTAAACCTCCTCTAGCGATATGTTCATATTCATGCGTATGTATGGTGTAGTCGCACTTGGATTACGCTTGACTATATCAAACGAACACGATGAGAAATTAACTAAAAACTCCTGAAATGCATCAGTACCTGTTGTACTGAATTTTTGTACTATTTTAATATAAAAAGGCTGCTTGTTATTCTTGTAAAACTCGTATATCTGACTTGCTCCCCACCCGCCATCGACAGTATATGTAGATGTATTTGGGACATCTTCCCAAGAAATGTTAAATGTGTGCTTTTGGGCTATTACGTTTTTACGCATAGTTCCGTTAGCAGTTCTTTGTGATGTTGATATCTCATCTATGTTGATGCCCAGAGGCCTGCGGTTATGATCAGTTATCTTAGTATATGTAGTTGCTCCAACTCCCTTTACATAAATAAGGGAATCTTTAAGTCCGTTTACTACCCAGGTCATACGCTTAGCCTCCTATCGTCAGTGGTTCTCTTGATGGCTGCACCAAGGTCCTTCTTAATTCTAGCAATAATTTCTTCTGGTGAACAGCCTGGATCTGTAATATTTATATTATTAATATTAACACGAACATCACCCTCATTATATGAACCAGCATTACGCATAGTCTCAAATGCTCGTGGATCTAATGTTCTATTGTTTATCTTTTCCATATTTGCTACGCCGTACTTCGATACTGCTCTAGCATTCATCATAAACTCATTATTTGATGCAGAAATATTAATGCTATCTGAAACGCTATTTCCTGGACCAGTTATAAATCCGCCACCATAATATCCACGAACCTTACCGCCCATCCACTTCTTATCATTTCTAATAAGGTCATTTTTGTCTTTATCATATCTATACTTTTCACCAAATAAGGTTACTATTTCATTTTCAACAAAAGACTCTCCACGTCCAGCAAGATATGAGAGTAGCTTTCGTTTCTGGTCTCCACTAAGTGCTGTTGCAACACCGTCTTTTCCTTCAGCACTTGTAATTCCAGCTGCTGCCGCCGCCACTGTAATATCTCTTGGGCTCTTTGATGTACCAGGACCATCGGTCAATCCTCCGACATTAGCCAGATCTGCTTCTAACTGCTTAAATGATGCTTTTAATGTTGCCATTGCTTTTTGCAAAGCGTCTCCAGAAAGAGCACCCTTGAATTTAGACTCAAAGTTTCTAAATGCTTCGCTCTCCACAAACTCTTTAAATGATACTGTTACCTTACCATCCTTTTGGAATCCTCCAAGAACAGTCTGTATAGCATCATTAATATTCTTTTCTAGATCTTTAGCTTTGTTGGCTACATTAGCTACAGACCCAGCAGCAGCGTTATCTAATGCTTTTAGCTTATCTTGAAGTGCTTTTTTCTTGTCGTCTCTAGCAATTTCTTTTTCAGTCTCTGCTTTTTCTTTTAAGAATCTAGCGGACTCTGCTTGCATTTCTAGCTGTGCTCTTAAAGCACCTTCCATATCTCCAGAACTTAATGCTCCTAGATAATCTAACGCTAAGCTTCTACGCTTTTCTTCGTACTTAAGTTGAAGCTCCTTGATCTTATTAATATTCTTTTCTTTACGCTCAATTTCTTCAAGCGCATCGATCTGTGCTTGAATTGCTTTCTTCTGAGCATCTTTATTTGGTCCTGCTGCTCCACCAGCAAACATTCCCTGTAGCGATGCTTGCAAGTCTGACTTCGCTTTGTCTAATGCTTGATTTGCTTGATACAACTCAAAGTAGGCACGGATTCTCATTCCATCAAAATTCTTAACTGCTTCTAGGCTAGGAATAATTCCCTCAATACGCATCTTAAGTGCTAGCATTTGAGCTTCTGAATCAACACCATTTTTCTTTAAACCTTCAAGAACCGTTTTGTCTGTCCTTGTTAATCCCTCGATTGATCCAGCTACTCCATCAACTACTTCCTGAGTAATAAGACCAGAACCAGCAACTTCTTTCATTGCTTCTGCAAATGTTGCAGCATCTGAGTTAGCCATTGCATTATTTATAGCTTCGATGGCCTGCTTTGTAGCAGTTCCAAAATATACATTGTCTCTTTGTGCTGCATTTAATTTTTGATAGGCTGTTGTTAAATCTGTTATGTATTTAGCTGCTTCAGGACCAAAGCCACTAGCATCCTCTCCATACATAGCCATTCTTTGAGCTATTCCCTGGTCGATACCGAACTGTCCTGCTTGACCCAATAATGTTGAGAATTCAGTTCCAACAACTGATCCAGCACTACCCTTAATTCTTTCTAGGTTTCTCTTTAATGCTCCAGTTTGAGTTACTCCAGACTCTCCTGCAAGAAGCATCTTTAGATCTGTAGCGAATCCTTCTTTGCCTGCAGCTTTAAGAATAGCAGCCATCATTTGCTTAGCAGTTTCTTCAGATACTCCTGCAGCAATATAACTTAGATACTGGCTTAAGAACTCATCTTGAACTTCCTTAAAACTGTCCGCACCCTTTGTCTTTTCACGCAAGGCACCTGTAGATGTAGAAGTTGCTGCTTCTAATGCAGCTTGGGCTAGTATCTCTAATGCGCTTGCCGCTTCTTCAGATTTACCAGTTACTTGTGTTAACTGTATATCTCCAATTGTCTTTAAGCTTAATCCAGCAGCTTTTGCATACTCTTTATCTATCTGGTATTGTCTAATACTTAATGCTTGTATATCTGCCAACTTCTTAAAATAATCTATAGTCATCTTAATTGCAGGAACTAAAGCACCCAATGCTGCTCCTACTGCTGCACCTGGAGCACCAAACATCATACCCATCGATGCACCCATCATTGCTCCGCCTGCAATATTTCCAACCCCACCAGTTTGTGGAACCATAGATGTAGCCATTCCTAAGCCCATCATAGCCATAGAAGAACCTAGTCCAGCCCTTCCAGTAAACATTCCACGCATACCATTCTTTGCTCTTCCAAGAAGTCCTACCTTAGCTGCTGGGCTATCCGCTGCTAATGTTGATATGCCAGCGTTCTCTATATTAATAATTTCTTGAATCTCTTTAACTTTTTCCTGCTCTAGTTGAGACTTCTTAGCTTTAAGCTCTGCTATCTTAGCCTTTATTTGTGGATTTTTTACTGCATCTTCAGACAAGACCTTGCCAGATTCTGTTATTACCTGAACAACTCCATCTACCATTCTTACCGTAGCAGTTCCTAAACTCTTAGTTCCAGTCTTAACCTTAATCTCTTCTGCATTCATTACTGCATCTATCTGTGCAGAAGCCTGTGCAATTGCTAATGAAAGTCTTCCAGTTCTTTCTACTGTTGTTGCCGCTGCATTCTTTAGTATGCCACCCTGCATAGCAGCAACCTCTCTCTTTGTTGCTTCAATAACTGCAGAGTCAGCACCGCCATCTTCAAATGCTCTTAGTATGCTTGCGTTTGTTGTGGATATAACATCATCATAGCTAGTTCCTATTCTTTCTCTAGCCAACTGTGCCGCTGCTCTTGCTGCAGCTGCTGGATCTTGTGTAGCAGCAAATTCTTTTGTCCAAGCATCTTTCATTTGGTTTGCAAACTTTTCGCCCTCTACTGCGCTTACCTTGTATGCATCATTAATAGCTGTCATATTTGCAACATGTGTTGCTTGAATCTTTGCATACTCTTCGCTGGTTTGGAAAACCTGTTCTATACCAACATTGTATCTTTCTGGATCTCTCATAGCAGCAGCCATAATTTTTTGAGCTTCTTTGTTTGTTCCGCCTGCGGCAATATCTGAAAGCATGCCTCTCTTTTGCTCAAATGTTGTGCCTGGAGCAACTATAGTGTTTGGCATACTCTCTGCAAAAGCTCCTTGGATTTGTGCAGCAATACTATCTGCTGGTACCGCAATAACTGGAGCGTTTAATGCTTCTAGTGGGTTATTAATATTTCCTACTCCAGCTGTCTTTCTTCCGCCAGAAACTCCAGATACCTTTACCAATTCTTCGTCTGTTAGCCCAACATCCCCCATGATTGCTCTACGTCTTGCTCTATTAAGCAAGTGTGATCTTTCAATTCCCGTAGGTCTTACTCCGCTGCCTGTTCCAAACTCTGGTGAAGGCATAAATCTAGATCCTGCAAAGCCAGGTGCTGCTTCTGCTCCTGCTGCATAAGTATTTTGTAGTTCTACTAACTCTCTCATTCTTGAGATAAGATTTTGTATTTGCATTGCTGCTGCTTTTGCAGCATCTGCTTCGCTATACATAGCATTAGCAGCCTTATCTCCAGATAGCTTTACCGCCATCATCTGTTCATCTAGTAATTCAAATTTCTTAGTACTTGTAAATAGTCTTCCCAAGAATCCAATAGACTTTACTACGTATCCAATAAAGTTAAGGAATACACCAGAAAGCATGATTAGTGGTCCAGCTAGTCCAACGATGGCACCTATAATTGTAAGCACTGTCTTTGCGCCGTCTGGTAGATTATTAAATCCGTCCATAAGCTTGTTTACTACACCAATAACCTTTGAGAATATTCCAAGGAATCCTTCTCCAGCCAATGCTAGGTTTGCCTTAAGTGTTTCCATCTGTCTAGCAAACTTACCTGATGCAGACTCTGTTAATGTTGTTAATTCTCGCTCAGCAATTGCTGCTAGGTCTGCTGTTGATGCCCCCATCAATTCCATAACCTGTAAGGTCTGGCTTCCACTTCTGCCCAAGTTATCAAACAATGCTGACATACGAGCAAACTGGAACTTACCGAATAGCTGCTCAATTGCTTGTGCTCTAGCTAGTGGGTTAAGTGTATTTAGAGCATCCTTTAATGCAGATACTGTTCCTACAAGATCTCCAGCATTTGAGTTAACTATGCTCAAGATATCCACACCAAAATTACTCATAACATCAACAGTTTTTTCTGTTGGGTTAATTATAGAAGCAAGACCAGACTTTAGTGCGTTAGCTGATTCTGCTGCGTTAATACCACCCTCACGCATAGCGGTAAGGAATAGTGCTAGATCTTGTACGTCTCCACCGAGCTGTCTGACAACAGGACCTGCTTTAGGGATTGCTACTACAAGGTCGTTGAGAGATGTAGAAGTTTGGTTTTCAACTGCGTTAAGGAAGTTAATTGATTCTGCTAGCTCTTTAGTATTTAAATTAAATGCGCTTTGTAGAGATAGAGTTGCTGACATAGCCTCTTGTCTATCTACTTCACCAAGGATCGCAAGACGTGTAGTTTCTGCTACAGACTCTAACAACTCATTTCCTGTTTTACCAGTCGCTGCAATATCAGCAGCCAATCCTATAGTTTCATTTGCTGCAGCACCTAGAGATGATGCTAACTCTTTAGCTAAACTAGCTGTCTGAGTTTTTATTCTTTCAATCTCTGTTGTGGTTGCCCCACCTATATCTCCATAAACCTTAGCCAAACGTGTGAGTTGCTTGTCTGTTTCACGGAATGCATTTGCTGCTGTTGATGCAAAAATTGTTAGGGGAACTGTTAAACCAACTGTTAACTGACGGCCAGCCCACTGGGTGTTTTTACCTAAGTTAATAAGCTCTGTAGAGACACCTTGAATGGATCTTCCAATAATTTTGAACTGCTCTGCACGTAGAGCCTTCATTGTTGATGGGTCAAGTCTATCTAGACCTGTGGGTGTTGACAAAATGTTTCTAGCTTCACCCTGTGGACCAACCGTCGTTGTTAATATAGATCTCTGCAATTTGACCTGCTCTTCAGCAAGTCTTCTGATCATTCCTCTTTGGCCCCGAACTTGTGTATTAAATTCTCGGAAATAATCTTTTAGCTTCAATCTACCTTGGTCTAAGTGCCGACCAAATTCTCTTGTTTCATTTGTTACGTCTACGAATGACGAAGACCATAAACGGGTATTACGCATACCCTCAATAAACTGTGAATTTAAGTTGTTTAAAGAGGCATATGAAGCAGACCCAAGCCCATTAAGCTGTGTTTGAAGCGTAGCAATTTCTGCGTTTGCACGACGAACTTCCCCGATTAAATCGGAAAAGTTGGCATTCGCATTAAAGCTAATTACAACTTGTTGGGCCATATGCTAATTATCCCAGATTTTCGATCCTATTACGCCCTAGCGTCCCACTCTTCGTACATTAAACCTTGGCCTACACCAAAGCCTTCTTGTCTTGCAAGTGATCCCTTAAGGTTAGCCACATCGTTTGTAGCAGGATCGTCTCCCAGTGCTTCCCTCCTAATATCTTCAAATGTTTTAGCACCTGAAGAATTTCCTTCATCCAAGTCCACCCCTTGTAGGGCAGCAAGGAACTTCTTGTCCTCGTACTCTTTCTTATTCGCCTCTTCTAGAGTATGAATAAGTTCAACGAGAGAAATACTCTCTTCTAATTCCTCGTAGTTTTTCCAAATACCAAGAAGGAAAGCTTGTTTTTCTAAGGCAGCGAGATCAAGATTCTCCCACGTTGTGGAAGACTTGGTTTTATTTGTTAGTTGGTTCCACTCATCTTGGCCGCTGCCGCTATTAAATTTGGGTCGCCTAGCTTAATACCTCCGCAGACCTCCATAATTTTCCAAATAGTCGGAACGTCCAGAGCTTCCTCTAGAGCCTCTTTATTATCGGCTAGTTCTGGCAAGCTTTTCTTCAAAGCGATTGCACAAGCCTCGATAAAAATATCAATTGCTTCTTCTTCATCTTTTACTGTATCTAATTTTGTAACGACCTTCATAAATTCCTTTAGTCGTTTAATTGGCAGCGGTTTTAATGTTACCTTTCTGCCGTCCTGTAGTTCTACTTCTACAATATCGTATAGCTGGGTAGCCAAAGTGACCTCCTAAATAGTCTTAATAATTATAGCAACAATAATATAAAAAGACAAGACCCCCGCCATTTCTGGAGGGGGTCTAGCCAATTTTGGTTAAATTTAGCCGATCAAGCGATCAACGATTCTTCCGTATGTGTCTGAGTAGCGTGGGTCACCCAAGAGACGGAATGTCACTGGGAAAACTGTAGCTTCGTTACGACGCAATGAGTGTGTTGAAGATTCAACAGAAAGAACACGACGAGCATAGTAAATACGCTCACGGTCTCCACCTGTGGCGGTTGTTGGTGCGTTTCCAACTGCAATGAATTGACGCTCTGTTGGCTCTTCGTTAAGAGCACCTACTGAGAGATCAAGACGGGAGTCAGCTACGCTGTCATAAGACTTAAGATTTGATTCTTTTTCACCAAAGACCACCATAAGGTTACGAAGTGTACCTTCTGTAAGAGTTGTACGAAGCATAACACGCTGTGAAGACTTGAAGAGCTTCGCAACGTCGAGCTGCTGGTCAACTTCTACTTCACCGTATGTTGGTTCATACATAACTTCAAGACCTTCGGATGTGAATCCGACGTCCTTCCACTTTGTTGAGTCCAAAACCTTACCTGATCCAAGATTTGCGTCTGAGACGTATGAACCTGTTGGTTGTGGGCTAACAGCGAATGGATCTAGACCATCCTGATATGAGTCAGACCAGTCTGGTGATGTTGAGTCCTTTGCAGAAATAAAAATTCTTGCTGCACCGATAATAATATTACGAACGTTTGTTGCCATTTATATTTTTCACCTCCTCCTTTTTTATAGGATATAAGTTTTGCGGCATTTCCTCAAATCCAATAATACTTGAACTGGGGTTATTACGCAAATCTTCCTTCCGTATTTAAATTCCTTGTGTAGGCGTAGACTATTGATATGTCTGCCTCCAGGCGTCCCGCCAACTCGTCGGCTGGATCTGGAGAGTTTGCCTCTGTCAGGGAAAAGTATTTGTACCTAAATGGGCTGGTCGGATTTACCGTCTTTACGTAGGCATTGACCGTAGCCGCTGATTCATCAAATCTTCTAAATAGGTCTAACATGATATTCATGATTTCTACAACCTTGTCAAAATCTGGAGCATATATCTTGAACGTTAATCTCTCTTTACATATTACCCATTCTACATCGTAGGACATTGTGTCAAAGTCATATACTAGGTATGGAGCATTTGGATTTGATATTAAATTCTTTGTTTCGTCTTCTTGTGTTGGGAATATAGGCATTAATCTTTGCCCTCCAACTACTGGATAATCTGTGTCTACTAAAGCCCCGTTATCTTTTAGCTCTTTCCATAAAATACCAATTACATCTGATATTGCTGTTTTAGTATAATCAGCCATTTGCTACCTCGTCCGCATATTGATACGCTCTAGTTACTTGTCTTATGTGCTTAGATACATTTGATTCTGCTATACGCTTAAATGATCCAGTTGATACTCTACCAGATACTGCCGCTGGCATTTCTCTTCCCGCCATTGCTTGCGCTGCTTCTATTCTAGCAATAATTCCAGACTCTTGTATATCTACAAGGAGTCTTGAGCTTGCTAAAAATCTATTCATTGTTTTTCTGTATGACCCTTTTACTTCTTTTCCACCAGGAGTCTTTACTGTTACATACTTACCTCTTGGAATAAATACTGGGTCCCCGTCTTTAGAATAAAAATGTAATGCTTGTGCATTACGGGCTGTAATTCTTACTGGCTGACCCTTTTCCATTACCTCTGCTTTAAATATAAACTTGCTTCTTCTTGAACCATACTTATTTGGAGAGAATGTTTTTGATGGTCTAAACTCTGATGACAAAACAATTGATCCAGCCTTATATGTTCCATCAATTTTCCACAATCTTCCTAGAGGCTTCCCAGTTTGATTCCACTCATACACATGGTGTAAAGCCTTTGGGCTAAGTCTAGCTTCTGAGTCTATAAACTTTCCAAGAGATACCTTGGCAATAGTTGTTATGGCTTGACCGATTTCTTTATCTATATCAAATGAGCGTGTGGCTGTTGCTACACCCTCGACATATGCCCCAACATTTCTCATGGCATCTAAAGCATTTGAATCTATTTTAAGAGAAGGCACCTTGTATGTCGCTCCTCTGTAATGTATTTTCGTATTCTAGTATCTGTCCAAAGCCGTCAAGTATCGGAGTAGATCCTACGATATTAAATATTGTAGGTGGGCTATTAAGAACTTCTGCTTCTTCCCACAGAACATTACCCTGCAAATCTTTTATGTTGCTTATCTTAGCGTTTCTAGGAAGCTTATCAAGAGTCATGACCTTGATAATTTCTTCAATTAAGTATCTGGCGTCAACTGTTCTGTCGTTTGATGGTGTTCTTACACCAGAAGATATAATTGATTTAGCTAGGCATGGAACGGTTTCTGCGTAGATCCATTCTCTTTTTACCTGCCCAGTTGCGCTTTGAGCAATTTGTACACGGTATACGTCCATAGTCATGGCGTATTTTGCTTCCACAGAATATGACCCAATCATTAGATCACCGCCATGTTTGTAGACTTAAACTCATCTAGGAGCTTGTCTGCGTAGAAGTTACCTGTCCCCCTGAAAGCTAGTTTAGAAAATTCCATATCTGTATCGCCATAAGATACGTTCTGTACAAATCTGGCTCTCCAAATATTATCTTTACCAAAATAGTCTTTCATCAACATGATCATTGCCTGTTGAACTTTTTCTGGCACAAACTTCCATCCGAATACACCAGTAATATCGTATCTATATCCGTTGTAAAAATTACCACGAAGCGGATAAACAATATCCAGCTTGCCACCCTCATTGATGTCATCTCCAAGGGAAACGATTCTCAGCGAATGATTTGTATCTGTAATTTCTACTGGGAAATTAAAGCTATTTGTATTTGCTACGGTGTCAATTACTGTCTTACCATTTTCTTTAATTGCTGTGTAGGAAATAATTCTTTCCCCTAAATAAAGAACGTCGGCATCCTGCCCATAGGCTGTTATTGTCTTGGCATACTTGCCAAACTTTACGCCTGTATAGTTTTCTACCATAAAACGAGCAAACTTCTCAGCTTGCTGCATATCATGGAAATGAATGTAGTTTTGATCCCCTTCTTCACGCCCAGCATGAAGTCTGGAATAAGCCTCAGAAATGGAGAGATATGGAGTTACAACAGAGTAATAATTTGTAGAAGTCATTGGGTTGCCGTCAATTGCGTAACTCCAAACAGCCTTCAGGCTCTTGTCTGTCATTACATAATTGTCTAGAACCCTAAAAGAATAGTGTCCTTCATCATTTATTTCAGGGCTTGCAAATCCACTGATGATTAGAACATCTGTGTCCCCGTCATAAATTGATACTGTCGGATTAGAATCCGCTAATCTTAATTCATCCTCTTCATATACATCAAGGTATATGTCTTGGGTGAGACCTGTGTATAACTCCATTAACTAATTAGGAGTAGAACTCCTGTACCTCCTTGGGAGTGGCAAGTCTGAAACCTTCCTGTGTGTCAAAAATCTCCTGTGCGTCCTTTTCGGACATTACAATAAATGGATTTTCTTTTGTAAATGTAAACTCATTTACATCGTATCTTGGATTCATTCTTTCCATCTTTACTAGAACCTGGCCACCCTTAAGTTCGGTTACTGGCTTTGATCCTGTTGTTTTTCTTGGCTCTAGCTCTGCTTCAGCCTTTTCTGCATTATTAAAACTAGAATACATATCGTAGCTTACGCCCTCTTCTGCGAGTAGGGCAACTAGGTCTGCCTTATTCTTGGCTGACTCGTGGTCTACCGCAAAGGTTTCTGCGACCTTTCGAAGCTCTTCAAGCTTCATATTATTAAAAGACATTTATTCTCCTCTCAGTCTTTTCCTTCTAATTATAGCACCCATATGACTAAAGGGGAACCCTTTTTATGGGGTTCCCCTTTAGACTATTTAGTTTTTAAAGGTTGTTAGGCTGAAACTTTTACGTTCTTAACCACAACGAAAGCCTCTGGGTTTTCAATTGCACACCCTGTTCTTACGAACATTGTGTATTCAATTGTATCCTTCTTTGGCTTGAATTCACGGTAAACCTGGATTTCACGCTTGACACCAACAACAAAGTTGTTAGCAAATGTCAAGTGGATATCACCATGGAGGTTTGAACCTGTAAAGAAGCGTAGTTCATTACGACGCTGCTTGTACTTACGTGGCATAGCCTTGATTGCATTGTTGAATACTGCCTTGCTGATGTTTGCACCGCCTGCGTTTACAACGTTAGCTGAACCAAGTGCGAGTGCACGGAATCCAGCGAATGCTGACATTAGGCCTGTACCAGTTCCAACACCGTTGATCAAAAGATCTTCAATATCGTTACCAGCTTGAGTAGCCATTAGGCGAGCAATGTGGTCTTCTAGGTCTGCACCTTCGATGTTATCTTCTAGTGCTTCGCTTGAAAGTTCCCAGTCAAGACGTAGTTTCTTTGTGGTAAGAGAAATCTTGGAGAATGTAACTGCTGCATTAGCACCTGTTTGGGTAGCTTCTGTAGCAACTGTCATCAATCTAGTACCAACACCTACCTTATCAATGTCGGCAGTGTTAGAACGCATACGAACTGTTCTGGCTGCACGGGCAAGGATTGTAGCATCAAACATGTAATCAATGAAACGGTTTGCTTGCTCAGTATTGAGAAGACCACCATTTGCTGATCCAACGTTAGTTGTGTCTACTACTTTTTGTAGAATATCGCTCATTTTTTTATTTTCACCTCCGTTATTTTTATAGATTTAGATGTTGCGGACGCTGAGGAAATGCCCGCCCCACTTAGTGTTTGTTTTTTGTATTGTTACATCTGACCCGTCCAGATCAGAAGACTTACGAATCGCAGTATCCTTCTCTACTCCGTCGACCCTCTTTTCGACGCCTGAGATAGTTGACTTAATGTTATTGACAACCTCTGCGAGTTCATTATATTTATTGGTTACTTCAGCAATTTTCTGATCAACCTGTGATGCAAGGCTTGATACTGCTTCTGCAGTAGCAGTCTTGCTAATTTCTGTTGAAATGAAGCTTTTCATTTCGTCAAACATTTTTGCAAAGTCAGTCTCTTCAACTTCAACTTCGGAAATGTCTGCGGCTTCCTCAACAGCAGCAGGAGCTTCTTCAGCTTCTGCTTTCGGTGCCTCTTCGGTTGCTGGTGCTTCTGGAGCATCAGCTGACTTGGCGAGGTCCGTTTCTGTGACTTCTTCAACTTGAGCAACTTGCTCAGTTGTAGTCTCTTCAACGGTAGTTGTTGTATCTTCTGCCACAGTAACACCTCCTTCTGTGTTTTGATTTTCTTCAACCTGCTTTGCGATTTCAGGTTGTACCTTAGACTGCTTGTATGCGTCAAGGATTCTTGAGATTTCTGCAGACTTATTTGTATCTGCTGTTTCTACCCAACCAATCATTTCTAGATTTTTGTTTGTAGTTGGTGATGTAAATTCTGATTCTGTAGACAAATAAACTTCGTCTGTTTCCTTATCGTAAAAAACATTTTCTACTTGTACTTCTGTAGCAATTCCTTTAAATACAGTTCCGTCTACTGTCTTCTCAATAGAAACAATGTTTGAAAGTTGGTTTGCTGGATTGTCTACCAATGAAAGTTCTGTTAGATCATATTCTTTAATTACACGGATTGATTTTTCTAGTGTTGGATTATATTCGTCAACCGCCTTGGTAATGTTACCACCGATTGAGAAACCTGATAGTGTGCCATCAAGAACTTTTTCCCAAGTATCTTGTGCACCCTTTGATACGTATGCATTTACGAAAACTCCGCTGTACTCTTTTCCTGTTGACTTGTCAAACAGTTTTTCCTTGCGGAACGATACCATCTTACCTACTGCAAGTGGCTGATGCATTTCACGAATATTCCCACGGAATCTTTCGAATGCTTTAGCAGAAGCGTCTGAAGAAACAATGTCTCCATGCTGATCAATATTGTCTAGTGTGGCGAAACCCGATACGATTCTTTTTTCTCTATCGACTTTTGCGATAGGCATCGATAGGCGGAGACTATCTCCGTCGGAATGCCAGTTTGCCTTTTTTATTTCCATAGCAACACTAATTTTATCAAGTATTTGTTAGTAATGCAAAATCAGGGCGCAACTCGACCATCACCTTGAGGATTTCTTGCTTCACCGTTAGAATCAGTAGCATTTGCGGTTCTTTCCTGATCTCTTCTACGGTTTCCTGTTCCCCTCGCAGTTTGGTCGGCGGCTTGCTGTCCTGTTAGGACAACTGGCTGATCGCCCCCTGGCATGCCTGGCATACCAAGTCTTGCACGAACTTCATTAGGCACAATGGTCTTCATTCGTAGGTAACGCTCATCAATCTTGGACTGTGTATCCTCGTCTGTGAGAGTAAGTTCATTAAATTTCAAAACAAAAGCATCCGTAAATTCTGCAATCAAACGGTTTAGCTTCTTCTCTAGGTTTCTTTGTGCTGGTCTAGCAACTTGCTCTTTAAATGTCTTGTCTGCGTCCTTTGCTGCTGCAAGGGATACGCCTTCTGGAAGTCCCAGCTTTGAGATAGGAGTTCTGTGAGCAATTAAAATTTCGTCTCTATTTTGCTGA